GCGGGCGCGGTCGAGGTCGAGGTCGACGGCGACGGCGACGGCGTTTATTTTTTCTTTTGCCTCACTCCACTCCGTTTCGCTCGGCAAGTCGCCCCGGCCCCAACGGGCAAAGAGTTCCAGTGCCTCCAGCAAGGTGTCCTTGTCCGGGCCATCTTTGAGGTATTTGACGATGCCGGTTTCGGGATCCGTCCAGAGCCAATAATAAAGCTGCGGGAAGACACAGGTGAGATCCGCGCCGGGCTCAATGGCTTCCCAATAGCGCACCGGCCAGTCTTTGGAATCCTCCACCGACAGCCGCTCAAAAATGCGGTCCTGAATAACGGCGAGTTCCACCGGCACGCCGAACCACGGCTCATAAACTTCGTGGGCACCGGGCGAGAGGTCGAGGCCTTTGATCTTGTTTAGAGAATAAATAGAACAGCCCACCGCGCAGCCGCGGAATTTGCCTTCGATCTCTTCGCCGTAAGTTCCATGAATTATCTCGTCCGCCTCACGGTGCGCGACGAGATGCGCGAGGAGGTCAGCTTTCAGTTGTTTGTCGCCGTTGAAGGCGATGAGGTTGCGTTTTTTCATTTTAGTTGGTGTGTTTTTGGTTGGTTTGTTTTGGGGGAAAATTGGCAGGGCTCTTCGTCGAGCTGGTAGTGAACCGTTGGCACACGGCGGCGAGTCACCTGCATGAGAATGAGCTGCTCGGGAAGCTGGCGTTGCTTTTCAAGGTTGCGGAAAATGCGGGTGTTCATGGCTAATAGCTCCCGCCTCCCTTGGCCTGCTGGCTGGCGTCGTCCACGTAGTCGCTGTCCCAGGTGACGAAATAGCGCAGGCAATCAATCGGGTCTTTGCACGCGGCTTTCTCGCCGTCGTGGCGGGTGTAGGTCTGGAGAGCCCAGATGAGGTTCACGCAGTCCTCGCTCACGAAAAGCTTGGGTTCGTTGATCAAATGGCAAAGCCGTTCCTGCTCGTTGTAGGCCAGCAGATCGTTGATCCGCATGATGCCCTGATCTTCCGTAAGGCCTGGCGCTTGGTCGAAGGTGAGGGAGGGACCGACAATGCGGCCCTGATCGTCAAGGTTTTCGTCCTCCATCATGTCCATGATGCTGACGCCGCCCTCATCCTCGGTGAGCGCCCCGGCCTTGCCGCTGCGGGGGTCAATGAGCCGCTCGAAAATCTTCTCGCCGCACATGTCCCATTTGCCATCCGCGAATTTGTTGCCCTCGCATTCGAGGATCTGGCGCTTGTAATCAATGGTGCCGAACCCAAGGGCGGGCTGGGCGGGGCCGGGGTCGCCGTCCCACCGTTTGCTGTCCTCGGCGGTGACGGCCCACTCACCGTAAGTCGGCACGTCGGGCCACTCGCGGGTGATGAAACGGCGGCCGTGCTCGTCCGTGAAACTCCACAGTTGAAAGAAGTTTCGCGAACCGGCCGGATCCATGATGTGGCGGCGAGTGCCTTTCCCCGCGAGGATCTCCGCCACCCGCTCGCGCTTGAGGATGTGGACGGCGGAAAACTTCGGGAAGCACCCGCCGACGACGTTGCGGGCGTAACCGTAAAAGCGCGTCTCGATTTCTGTCGTTGGTTTCCCCACGGCCAGCTTGGCCATGCGCTCGTATTCGCCGAACGGGTTTGCCGAGCTGGGGAAATACATCAGCATGGTGTCCGGCCAGACGGCCCGTTGGATGTAGGGCATGTGGCCCGCAGGGCAGTCCGGCACGTGGATTTTATCCTGCGGCAGCAGCGGGGCGGGCATGCTCTTCACGGTCACGGCCCCCTTGGTCAAATGACGCACGGCCGGGGTAATGCCTTTAATGGGTGAGAACCCCCAGATCATCTGCCCCTTACAACGCGGCAGGCGATACATGAGCGTTAGCAGCCAGCCGAGGGGGAGGTTTTCATCCGCGCAAATGAGCGTCCACCCCGTGCCCTCGTAATCCGCGATGTCCTGCTTGTAAGCGCCAAAGACCCCGATGGAGCCATTAGGCATCACAAACTTTCCATCCGAGAAGCCAGTGGCCACCGTGTAGTTGATCTTCCGCACACGGTCCCGGCGCGTCGTCGAAACTTTCAACTCGCGCGGCAGGTAGTGGTACACCGTCGCGTGGTGCAGCAGGATGGAGGGTTTCTCGGCCTCGTGGAGCCAGAGGACTTTTGACCCCGGCTTTTCCAGCATCACTTCCACCCCCTTGCGGCACATGAAAAACGTCTTGGCCGATCCGTTCCCGCCGAACAGCGCGAGAAGAAGCAACTGCTTGGCCATTTCGGCGTCCGCGTCTTTCCACGTGTCGAGGTAGAAGCCGCTCCGAAAGGGGTCCGCCTTCTCGGCCGCAATCAATTCTTCCCGATGAATCAGCAGCTCGCGCAGGGCCTCCGGCTCCATGGTCATGGCCTGCTCACGCGTGGGCAGCTTCAACACCGGGTGCGGCGTAGGGATAAATTTTTCCTCGGGGTCGATCATGTGGAGCGACGCCTGATTGAATTTCTTGGAAAGGAAGGCTTCCTTCATCGCGCTTCCTCCATCACGGGCAGATTGTTGAAGGCCTCGCGCGTCATCCATTCCTGCTTGGCGATGAGCAAGGCGGGGGGAGGGAAGAACTTTTCAGCTCGGGCGCGGGTGGTCGTGTAAACGCCGGGCAAAATCAAGTCGTCGCCTCCGGTGGGATTCAGCCAGCGGGTCACAAGGACCTGCGGGGCGGCGGTTTTGGGCGCGTCCGCGATGGCGAGGAAATCCGTCTGCATCCATTCGGTTTGCACGCGCCGGTCCATGTAGCGGTCGAACGCTTGTGGGTTGTGCAGCTTCATCCGGACAAGCGCGGTTTCCCGCACTTTCTTGCCGAACGTGTAAAGGAATCGGGCTAGGACGCTTAAAAGGGCAAGGCTAACTATTTCTTTCATGGTGTGGTTTTTTTGTTGGTGTGGGTTTGGGATGGAAATCAGACGGCGGCACGGATGGCGGTGAGGATGTCGCAGGCCTGCACGGGGCACACCGCGTTGCCGAGAAGGTGCTTTGCCAGCTTGCGATTGGCGGGCAGGCGGTAGGTGGCGGGGAAACTCATGGCCGCGCGATATTCGGCCACGGACAGCATGCGCATGGAGCGGCCACGCACGAGGGCGTAGCGGTCGCGCGTGGTGACGGTGCCGAGCGGCCGGGCCAGGCTGCGCCCGCCCCGCGCGGTACCGTAGTAGGCAATGAGAAACTCGTGGCCGTGTTGCTTGCGCCCAGCCTTAACCCGTGCCCGAGTAGTCGCGCACATCGTCGAGACGGCGGACCATTCGCCGCGTGCCTCAAGGATCCCGGCCACGGGCACGTGATCGCGACGTGGCAGGGTGAGAACCAGCGGGGCCTTGCTCAAGGTGCAGACGATGAAGACGCGCACGCGATGTTGAGGGATGCCGTGATCGGCCGCGTCGAGAATGTGCGGGGAAAGGCTGTAGCCGAGCGCCTCCATGGCCGCCCGCCATGCGGGGTAAAGCGTCCACTTCAAAAATTCCACCACGTTTTCCACCACGAACACGGGCGGCCGGTGATATTCCGTGCAGGACACCACGGCCCACGCCGTCGAGCGGGCGGCGTCGTGGTGCGGGAGGTCCTTCCCGCGGGCCTTGGCGTGGCCTTGGCAGGCAGGCGACGACAGGCCGATGTCAAAGGCGGGAAGCGTGCGCCAGTCCGCTTGATGCAGGTCCTGACACACGTGCTCGGTCTCGGGATGGTTCAGCCGGTGGCAATCGCAGGCCTCGCGCCAGTGGTTGCCAGCCCACACGGTGGAAACCCCAGCCATGCAAGCGCCAAGGGTGAACCCGCCAAGGCCGGAGAATAGGTCAATGGCTTTCAATGCTGCCTCCTCTCCTCGTTGTTGCTGTAGAGGTCCTTCGTGACGTTCTCGAAGCGGGCGTGCTCCTTGATAAATTTCAGTTTGATGGGGCCGGTGGGGCCGTTCCGCTGTTTTTCCAGCAAAAGCAGGGAGTTGTGATCGCGCTCGTCCTCGTCTTCGTCCTGATTCTTTGCGGGCTTCTTGGCCTTCGCTTTGTCGAGCCGATGGATAAGCGCCACCTGGTCGCTGTCCTGCTCAATGCTGCCGCTTTCGCGCAGGTGCGAAAGCTTCGGCTGCGCGTAGTCCTCGGCGTCCCGGTTCAGCTGCGCCAGCACGATGATGGGAATGTTCAGCTCCTTGGCGACTTGCTTGATGGTGCCGCTGATCTCGGCGATTTCCTGCTGGCGGTTTTCCTTCGCGCGCTTGCTGCTGCCCTGCATAATTTGCAGGTAGTCCACCACGATGAGCTTGATGCCGTGGCGGACTTTGGCCTGGCGTGCGCGGGAGCGGAATTGGGCGGTGCTAAGTCCGGCCGTGTCGTCGAGGTACAGCGGACAGCCGGAAATCTGCCCAGCCTTCGAGCTGATGCGGAGCATTTCGTTTTTGCCCATGAATCCATCGCGGACGCGCTGCAAGTTGATGTTGGCGCGGCTGCACAGGGAGCGCAGCATGAGCTGCAAATTCGGCATCTCGCAGGAGAAGACGAGGGTGGGATTCTTCAGGTCGATGGCGTTGTGTTCCGCCACCTGCATGCCGAGGGCGCTCTTCCCGTGGGAAGGCCGCCCTGCAATGGTGATCATGTCGCCGCCCATCATGCCGCCCGTCATGCGGTCCCAGTCGATGATGCCGGTGGGCAGGCCGATCACGCCGCCGCGGCTCTTGTACACGACATCGAGATGGTCAAGCGCAGCGATGAGGGCGGGGCCACATTGCTGGATCGAGTCACCTTTTTTTGCTTCTGTCTCGCCACGCAGGCCGATCACGGCGGCCTCGCATTGGGACAGCAGGTTTTCAGTGTCGTTCTCCGCCTGATAGGCGATGTCGTGCAGAAGTCGGCTAAGGCCGACTATGCGACGCCGGACCCAATTTTCCCGAATGATGCCCGCGTAATAAGCATGATTGCTGCCGGTGGGAACGAAGGCGTACAGCTCGCTAATGGCCGCCGCGCCGCCCACTTCGTTCAGGATCCCAATTTTTTCCAGGCGGACAGTGAACGAGACGAGGTTGAGCGGCTCGTTTTTCGCGGCCATGTCGCGCATCACTTCGAGGAGCATGGCGTTCACGCGGCTGTAGAGGGTCTCCGGCGGGAAGTCGCCGTATTCGTCGAGGAACTTCGGCTCCAGCAGGAAGCCGGCGAGGAAGCCGCGCTCGGCGGCTTCGCTCCATTGGGGTTCCTTAACGTTCATCCCCGCCCCCCTTCTTTTTTTCGCGCCAGAGCGCCCATGCCCATTCCCTCACGCTCTCGGGGAGTTCGCCAAAGACGGTGGGCAGGTGCATGTCGGGCGCAGCCTCGGCAAGAAGCTCGCGCCAGCCCTCGGGCTCCCGGCCCCCTTCTTTTTTTTTCGCGATAAAATTGACCCCATGCGATTCGGCTACGGATCGGGCCTTTTCGATTTCGCCGTTCCAGTTGTTCAGCAGGGTGGTGAGGGAACGCTTGCGATACTCGGCGAGGTCGTTCTTACCGGTGGCCTGGTCAAACCACCATTCCAGCAGCTGCCAGTCCGCATCCGTCGTGACGGCCACCGCCCCCTTATTTTTTTTCCATGCTCTCTCCTCAGCCGAATCAAGAGGCGTGGAATCACGCATGCGAAATAGAGCGCGACTCCGAGTAAGTGCGCGGCCGAAGGCCAGAGCCTGCGGTGTGATGGTTGTCCCCTTGGGGACTATAGGGGTATTATCTTTCTCTATCTCTATCTCTAGTCCGTTTTTTGTCCGCGATTCTACGGACAAATTGAGGACGGTTTGCGGACTGAATTTTCCCGTTGCCCGTGACCGTTTTTTCCGCTTCTGATCCTCCGCGCGGCGCTTTGCTGACTGGCCGTTATGCGACTGATAATCAGGCATTTGCAAGCCGCCTTCGGCTGCTTCCATAAGCCATCCGGCAGCCATGACGGCACGGGTGAAACCCTCCCAAGCAAGGATGGAATCCATGATTTCGGGGGTGTAACCGAGCAAAATTCCGTCCTCGGAGTGGGTGTCGAAAATGCTCCAGAGGGCATGCAATCCACCGACAACGCGGAGTTTATCGGACACCGGTTGGACATCGTTTGGACACGCTGCGGACAAATGTCCGGTTTTTTGCGGACATAATGCGGAAACAATGCGGACTACTTTAGGATGAGTGGTGAGGCCACACCGCATCTTGATCCAGTTGTCAGCCATGCTATTTCGCGCCTCCCTTTCTTTTCGCGGCATTGGCCTTGCGCGTCTCGCCGCGGATGATCTCCCGGAGCGATCCGCCCGTGGGCATCTTGCGGTCCACAAAGAACCCGCAGCAGGCCTCCTTTACGCACCGCAGGCTGAAACTGGTCGGCGGCGTCTCAACGCGCGCGTCCACCAAAGACAGCTCCTCCTCAGCGAGTTGCATCCCGTTTTTCTTCGCGGTGTTGCTCATCACATCCGCCCCCTAAAACGAGGGCACCGGCCTTCGAGCACAAACACGTCGTTGTAGCCTGCATCGGGCCGGGCCTTCATCGGCATGCCCGGCATCCAGTTCGCGTTGTTTTTGACACGCACCCGGACGAGAGTTTCGCTCCCGTTTTTTTTCGCGACGACGATCCGGTGGTTCAGCTTTGGAACGTGATGCACGGTCAACTCCACGGGCTCGCCTTGCGCCGCCGTGGCCGCTGGAGGCTCGTCTGAGCCCACTGGCGCGGCTTCCACCCCCAGCCCTTTTTTTACCGTCAGAAAAGCGGCGGCGCTGATCTCGATATTTTTTCCGGCCTTGCGCCAGTCGGCACCCTCGGTCAATCCGTCGCGCAGCTCGCGAAGCACGTCCCTGCTCACGCCCAGCTTCACGGCCGCATCCGCCTCCAAAATCCAACCCGTTTGTTCTAATTTCGCTTCCATAGAATGAATGTGGTTATTGACCCCCCGCGCCTTCGGCGGACCCCCTCCCCCCCTCAATGTCGGACCCTCCAGCAATCGGGGGATCGGTGGGGGTGTTGTTACGTTGCCCGTTACTTTCAGGCTTTTCCCCTGAGCAAACAGCAGATTCCGAATCTGCGGAGCCATCCGAAAGCGCCAGTTCGCCCGGCCCCTTTTGTCCCCCCGTTTCCTCGGGTGAACCCATTGGGGGCACCTCGTGCGCGTTGGCTATGGGGAGAGACTCCAGCAGAGCGTTGAAGTCGGCGTGCTTGGCCTTGTCCCCGGAGTTGGCAACGATGACAGTGGCCTCGCCGGACAGGAGCTGCATCTTCTCGGAGAGCACGCCCACGGCAATGACGGCATCACGAGCGGTCATGGTCGGGGCCAGTTCCACCACGCGCTCAACAGAAAGCTGCAATCCCTTCCGGATTCCGCGCAGGATCCTTTCTTTAAGTGCCTCTATAGGAACTTTCTCGCGCTCCCGGACGGCGGCGACAGTGTTCGGGCTGACCTTCGTGGATTTGGCAATCTGTCGCTCGCTCAACACACCCTCGGCGATCATCTCGACGATCAGCCGATACTTTTCGGGGTTGCGTTCGGCCAGGCGCTGACCCGTGAACTCGCCCGTCGCCTCCAAACTTTCATAAGCCTCTTCCCGCAAATCTGAAAAAAGAAGGGGCTGGGAAATGGCTGCGGCCTCCTGCGAGACAAGTAGGCTGTCACGGAGCGGGTCCGGATGCTCTGGAATGTCGTCGGTCATACCGCGACTGGTTCCTCCCCAGAACTGCCAGCTATGGGCTTGCCTACGGATCTGGAGCGCAAGAACCGGTCCAGCTCATCGGCGGGCACCCGGAGCACGCCAGGCCGCACGCTGACAGCTTTCAATTCCTCGCGCTCGATCATGCGGAGGATCGTCTTGCGATGCACTCCGAGAGCCTCGCTTATCTTCTCCGGCGAAAAAAAAGGGCGGAGTTTTCCGGCTGCATCTGTGGCGATTCGCTTCATGGTCGAACGGTCAAAAAATAAAAAAGAGGGTGGGGGCGACGCGGCTAACTCCCGTGAAGGCGCTGGATGGGCTCAAAGGCTACGTGCAGGCCGGTGGCCGGTGACTCGTAGATAAAGATCTGTGGGGCGCGCACATGCCGTGCGCAGGTGACGGCCATATTCCGCCGCGCAAATGCGCCCAGGCATTGGTACGTCACGACAAGCGAGCCCAGCGTCTCACCCTCGGGTACTGGCAGGATTTCGACCGGTCGCGTCATATCCGGCAGCTCGCTCAAGCTGCCTTTCTCCGGTTGTAGCTTCGTGTCAGCGCGGCAAGGCGACCGGCGCGCTGGCGATTATCCACCACGGCCTCGAATCGCGACGCCATGAACCGATTTATCGTGTCGGAAACATCGAATTGCGCCATGAAGCAGGCGTGTTCAAACATCCAATGCCGGTCAAAGTGGGCGCTGAAAAAGTGACCTTGCTCGCGCCGGGCCTTTACCAACTGAACATCATCCAAATCGTAGAGCCGATGACGCGCGGCATCTGAGTAATCCGTGTACCAGGCGGGCCAAGGGAGGGCGAGAGGAGCGGCCATCAGACTTTCCTCCGGGGTGTGGAGGGCTCCGCTGCCATCAGGTCGAGAAACGGAGTTTCATCCGCGCTGGGAAATTCTGTCAGCACACCCGACCGGACACGTTCCTTGTCGTATTCCCGCGCTAATCGGATCAACACAGATCGCAGGATTTGACTGGTCTTTAGGCCTTGTTCATCCGCCAGGCTGTCGTATTTTTTTCGGACTTCGGGAGGAAGCCTCAAGGAAATCTGTGCGCCCTTCATGCAAATGACAATGACACCCAATGACATTCATTGTCAACAAATTCTTGATTTCGCGCGGAAATGCATCTCAATTCGTCGCATGGCAAACCCGCAATTCAGCATCCGGCTGTCCGAATACACGCTTCGATGCATCGATTACATTGCCGAGGACTACACTGTCTCACGGTCGCAGGTGGTCACTTGGGCCTGCGAGGCGTATGTCGAATTAGTGAAAGCAAACGACGCCAAAATTCCGTCGAAAACGGAAATGGCCACCGTGCTGGATTACATTCGAGCAAAAGCTTTAGGCGCACAGCCCTCCGTCGTCCAATTTCCAATGGCCGCGGAAACTCCTCACGAGCCGGGAAAGGTTATCAACCCGGCCGCTGCTGGTGGTGCCGGGCAAGCGAAAGGTCAGAAATACCCGACGGCCAAACTGCGGAAATCCTCTCGATAGAACTATGCCACCAACCATTCTCGCATGCTACACCATCGCTGCCGGAAGCGTGGCATTGAGATCGATTCTCCTGGCATGGCTCCAAGCCAGTTACAATGGCTACATTTACTTGTTGAGCGACGAGATTGGGAAGCCGCTCATTGGATTGGCTATTGCAAGCGCGGCTACAGGTGCGGTGCTTTGGTGCCTCAACTGTTGGCGGACACAACCTTGGTGGCTTGCAACGATTCAGAGCTTCGCAATCTGTTTCCTCACATTTGTTGCAAGCATGACGGTGGTTTATCCCCCAAACTCAAATTGGTGAATCAAAACCTTCTCGGATGATTCCAATGGATTTGACTCACAGCGACATCATTTATCTCAACCTAGGGCCTTCCGTTTACCATCGACTTGGGGTCCGATGGAATCCCGAGCGGAAAGCCTACATCGACAATTTGCTTGGTAAATTGAAGGAACCCATCCGAAAGGAAGTGTCAATCGGCCTGCGAAAAGTGCGCAAACGCCTAAAATACCTCAACCAACAAATCGCAGCAGCAGAAGAACAACTGGCCACGCTACGAGCGCTTCCAGAAAGTTTTTTTGTCCCAGAAACTCCAAAAATCATTGCAAGCGCTCGGGGAACCGGCCTGCCGGATGGATCGGGCATTTATTTCATTTGGCGAAATGGAGCCGTTGTCTATGTGGGGAAATCGGCTTGCATCCAGAAAAGAGCGAACTTGGAAAACCATCACATTTTAAATCCCGGGGACGAAATCTCCTGGAAATCTTGCGAGGTTTCAGAACTCAATTTTTTGGAATGTTTGTATATCGGAACCATCCGACCATATCTCAATTTTGGAAATCCAAAAAATGTTACGCTAGCGCGATCATGTTGCGCATTCACAAATCGCAAGTTGTTGAATCGTAGGTATTTACAAAAGCTAGAACCCAAAAAAGCCAATAATTAAGAGTCTCCTGCTCTACCATTGAGCTAGCGATGCGAACGAACCTCAAGGAGTAACACTTTTTGCCAGCTTGGCAAGCGCCCCCGGATCAAACTTTTTGCGAACCGCGGAAGCGGCGGGTCAGGCGTGAACCCGCCCGAGAAGCCTTTCGATCTGCTCGACACTTACCGGCTTGGGAATGAAATCGTCCATGCCGGCCTGGAGGCAACGGGCCCGGTCGTCAGGACTCGAATTTGCGGTCAATGCGCAGATCGAGGTGCGGAACGGGCGTCCGAGTGCGGCCTCGAGTTCGCGGATGCGGCGGGTGGTTTCGAGTCCGTCCATCAATGGCATTTGGACATCCATGAGAATGAGATCGATTGGCTCGGTTTCAAAGACCGTGAGCGCCTCGGGTCCCGAGGCGGCGAGGAGGACATGGGTGCCGAGTTTTTCCACGAGTCGGACGATGAGCCGACGATTCACCGGGTCGTCGTCCACGATGAGCACATGGCGCACGGCCCCGGGATGAGCCGCCTTTCCGCGTTTTTCATCGGCTGGCTGGAAGACGGGACGCCTGATCGGAAGCGTGAAGAAGAAGTCCGATCCCTTGCCAGGCGACGAGTCGACATTGATTTCGCCACCCATCGTTTCGATCAGGCGTTTGCAAATCGAGAGGCCGAGGCCGGTCCCGCCATACCGGCGGCTGAAGGTTGAATCGACCTGGCTGAAGGGCTTGAAGAGGCGGTCCGCCATCTCCGGGGGGATGCCGGGTCCGCCATCGACAACATGAACGACAACTTCGTCCAATCCCTCGCTGACGGTTGCGTGGATCAAGACATACCCGCGCTCACTGAACTTGACGCCATTGGCCACGAGGTTCACGAGCACCTGGCGAATGCGGAGGCCGTCGCCGAGAATCGTGTCGGGGACACTATCGTCAACCCGGGTGACGACCTCGACAGGCTTTTCGCCGGCGCCAATTTCAAACAGCCTTGCGACCTGGTTGATCACCTCACCGAGCCTGACCGGTTCGGATTTGAGATCGATCATCTCGTATTCCAGGTGGGAATAATCGAGAATATCCTCAAGGATCCTCAGCAGGGCCTCGCCGCTGGCGCGGAGGGTCCGCACGTATTCACTCTGCTCCGGGTTGAGGGACGTGCCCTCGAGGAGGCCGGCAAATCCCAGAAGGCCGTTCATTGGGGTGCGAATCTCATGGCCCATCATGGCGAGGAACTGGCTCTTCGCGCGGTTCGCATTCTCGGAGGCTTCCTTGGCCATCCGCATGTCGTGAACGATTTGTTTCTGCGCCGTCGTCTCGGCGATGGTGACCACCACTCCATCGTCCAGCTTGACCACGCCGATGCGAAACCCCCGGCGTCCGAGCGGCCCCGATTCCGTCGCACAGTCGATTTCAAACGACTTGCCCGTCGTCACGACCTGCACACACCGCTCAAAAAAATCAGGGACAAAATGGAGCGGGAACCTTTCACTCCCGCCGGGCGTCGAATCCGCGCGCCCGACAAGTCGCAGGTAACCGGCTGCGGACGGATTGGAGAAGGCGACCCGGAAATCCCTGATGTCGCCATGAATGTCACGAACAGCTTCGCCGGCGACGATGCCATCCGCCGACCGTTCCGTGATATTCTGCAAGAGGGCGTTTGTTTTGACCCGTGCGCGCATGAAGTGCGTTCTCTGCTGGCGGACATTCAACGTGAGGAATGTCAGCGGCACCACCAGCCCGATCGCGAGGGCGACCGCCCACCAAAGCGGGACAACCGCGATCTTTTGCAGGGCCTCCAGTCGGCTGGACGGGAGCCACTCGATCACCTTGATCACTCCGCGGCCGGCCCCCGGTTGCCCGTCAAGAATGCCACCCAGGAAAGAGACGGTCGAGAAGGCCAGAATCCCGTCGGGCCTGTCAACCGATCCCTCGGATCCAATCGAAATTAATCGCCAGTCATTCGGCCTCGCGGAGTCAAGCGACAAACCTCCGCCCGGCACACCAGGAGCCGTTCGCAACCAGCGGCCGTCCCCGGCCGCAAAGAACGCGGTGGCCTCCCGGACGTTTCCCGATTCTGCGGCCGCGTCGAGAAGGGGGCCAAGGGAAACGTCCACGATGATACATGCCCGGGCCGACCCGCCTTCATCGATTTGCGCGCCAAGCCGAAGGATCTGGACGCTGCGCGAGGGAAGCGACTCGTCGGACGGAGGTTGCTCGATTCCGAGATAGAGGGGACGATCCCCCGGCTGAGCTGCGAATAATTCGACGAACCACGGCTCGTCCTTGACGGTCCCGCCACGCTCGGGAGTCGTGTCACGAAAATAGGATGAGCCGGATTTGGTGGCTATCCGCCTGACACGCACAATTTCCGTGCCGTCGGACGTTGCAATCCGCACTCGATAAATATTCTCGCGTGACCGGGCGAAGCTCAGGATGGCGGCGCGCATCTTCGACGGATCCTTGAGGTCGAGCGTGCCCGCGAGGAGTGCGACGTCCGTTGAAACGCGATCAATCGACTCTGCCAAAACCCTTTGCTGATCCACCGCCGCCTGGGAGAGCTGCTGGGTGAGATCGGTGCGCAGGTCAAGAATGACCCGAAAATGAACCAACCAACCCAGACCCAAGACCACCCCCCCCGCAAGGGCGGTAAGCAACAGGACGCGCAGGGGGTTGGATTTCGTCAT